GTCATATTTCATGTTATTAATTAAAGGTTCCGGAAGGGCGGTGGTGTTACTGCCGCCCTTTTTGGTAAAATGTCCATAATGGAAGAAAAAAACGAAGAGATAGTATTTTCCCTTGATAATCTTAAATTATTTCAACCAACGTTGAATGATATGCGAATAGATTATCCTGAGTTGATGGAAATAGGCTCTTTTAAAGATTTACCCCCTAATGATTTAAAGTTTGTTTGGCACGTTTCAAACCGAAGCAGTGATTTGGTCAGAAACAAAACGCTATCCAAGGAGGAGAGATGGAAGGCTGCGGCTAATTTGGTTTATGGTAAAATTTCCATAAATACCCGAAAAGATGTGCAGGAAATTCTTTCAGGAGATCCACCTGAAAGAATAAAAGAGGCCATAAAGGACATGGTGAAATTCAATCCTACATTACGTTTGCGCGCAAAATTCATGGCAGAATACGCATTGGATCAGGTTCAACAAATGTTGTATGTGCCTGCTGATGAAATGCAGGGAATGGATGGTGACATGAGAGCTAAATATGCCTCTTTCATTTTTAGTTCCAATAAGGAGATTCCAAAATTAATTGAACAACTTGAGAGAGGATATGGTATATCGCTTAAAAACAAAAGAGGAGATGAAGCGACATATAAATCTATGGCTTCTATACGTGAACTAACAACTGAATTGGAATAAAATGTATTTTAATATAAACACAAATCCCGTTCGTCCTAATCAGCTGGAAGCCGTTAAGGACAAACAATATCATAATGATTTCGCCCGATGGACGTTAAACGGAATCAATGACTTTTATCACAGGGAGTTTATTGTAAAATCATTAGCCAATTGGTCATTTTACAAAGGTGACCAATGGATCTTCGATGAAGATTTGGAAAGCTTCTTCCTGGATGAATCGGGAGATGTAAAAAACAGGCTTAAATGGACGAAAAACTTAATTCGTCCGATGGTTGACCAATATATCGGAAACGCCATTCGTCTTGCCTATAATGCCCGTGCCAAAACATTTGGTGATTTCGTTATCAACCGCAGGGAAAAAGAAATGATGAGATTAAAAGGGTTCCAAAAAATAGCCCAATTGATCCCGGAAGTTAAAGATCTTATTACGGACCGTGTTCCCATCCGCGACACGGAAGCTGAAACAATGGAAGATTTCGATTTGATGTTTGACGATAATTTGGCCGAAACGATAAATAATCTTTTGACCTATATCGAAAAAGACATCGACATCATCCAGTTAAAAATCCGAATCTGTAAATTTCTCGCCTTAAATGGTGTGGGAGTTTATAAAGGTTTTGAATCGAACATGAAATACGTTGGTGACGCTATCGATCCGATGTATTGGTGGTTTGACCGCAGCGCCCGAAAACCGGATTTATCCGATGCTGCATATATGGGAGAATGGTATTTTATGGTGACATCATCCATATTCGAAAGATGGCAGGAGATTTCAAAAGACGATCGAATACTTATCGAAAAATCAGCCGTAAACCAATCCTTTAACTCCAACAACACCGTAAACTCTTATTATTACAGTAATATGCCGGGAGGAAAAATACCGGTTTACGAAACGTATTGGAAAGACACTGAACAACAGGAATACGCTTACGTCATGGATCCTTACGGATATCCGCTTTGGACCAAAATAAACACGATTGATGGAAAGTACAAAACGAAGGACGTAATAGATCCTCCCAAAAATGAAAAGACGGATAAGCTTTTCGATAAAGGAAAAAAGACCGTAAAGATTTATGTCGACACGTTGCGTTTTTGCATTTTCATTCCTTCGGAACAAATAGGATCTGATCACGATATCATTTTGGAATACGGAGAGGTTCCGTACCAGGAAACATACAAATACGACCCATCCAGCACCCAATTCCCGTATAAATGTTATACATGGAACTATGATAAAGGACAAATCATAACTCCGATTGATGATGCGCTCAGTCCGCAACGATTGATCAATCGATTTATTTCGATGGCCGAGAGTCAGGCGAATAATTCAAATCTTCAAGGAACAATTATTGCCGCTGAGGCCATTAATCCCCGTGATGGAGAAGAAGGAACGAAAAGAGCCATAAATCAAGGCAAGCCGATAATTGTAGAAACTGTCCGCACCGGCTCGGTGCAGAATTCCGTTGGAACTTATGGATCGAACCTGAATAATAATATTTTCACCATATTCAGTGCAATGAAGGAATTCCAGATGTCTCTGGGAGATGTTACGGGTGTCAATGATGCCATGACGGGAACGATGGGTGGTGATGACACGTTGGTGGGTGTCGTGGATGCACAGATACAGCGTGGAAGCATTTTACAGGAACCGTTTTATTATGCGTTGACAAAAATATTGGAACAAGCATACCAACACATGGCTACAGTGGGGAAAAAGGTTTATTACGATTCTCCACGAAAAATGTCAATGATTGTCGGTGATAAAGGCTATCAGATTTTGACCGTTACACAGGACCACATGCTGGAAGATTTCAGGATTGACGTGGAAAGAACCGAGAGCCAATTGACGCTTAAAAACAATGCGAACAGCTTAATATTTACACTTCTTCAGGGAGGATTGTTGGATCCACTGAGAGCGTCTATGTTGCTTAACCGAGCTACTCCGGATCAAGTTTCCAAATCATTGCGCGAATATCAGCTCGAACAATATGCTGCTAAAAAAGAGCAGGATAATATTAACCAACAACGCATGATTCAAGACAGGAAGGATCAACAACAAATGATGGGCGCTCAAAAGGAGGAAATGGACAAACAACAGGCTCTTTTAATGGCTCAAGATGAGCTGGATAAGGGACACCAGAAGGATATGGAAATATTGAAGGGAAATCAAAAGCTGACCAACACCATGGTTGCCGGTGAAATAAATAATCGAAACAATATTGCAAAAGCAGAATAAAAATTTATAAATTTGTGAAAACTAACGTTTATGGCAGAACCATCTAAAGAAAAACTTGAAGTAGAAAACCCCCAAGAAAACCAGGTTAATAATCAGGCACAAAACATAAGTCCTATTAACCTAAATGAACAGTGGGATAGCCTTCAAGGTCTTGCATTAATTAATCCCGGACTAAAAGAAAGCCCGGATTATAAAGCTCTCGAAACGAAAATGCTCGAAGCTGCAAAGACAAAAGGTCTGATAAAAGAAGGTGGTGGTGCAGGTAATGGCGGAGCTGCCGCGACAACTACTACCGAAGAAGAAGAGGAAGAAGAAAAGCCGGAGGATAAAAAAGATAAGAAAGATGTAGATACAAAACCGAAAAATGTATTTAACATCGGACTTAAAAAAACGGAGAAAAAAGTAAATCCGGTTATTGAAAAGTTGGATGCTGAAACATTGAAAGGAGTTTTGAAGCCTTTCGGAACAGAAGATCCAAATAAGTTCTTTGAAGAAATTGTTCCGAAGTGGAGACAAGATTCCCAGGATTTAGCCACTACTCGCGAAGACCTTGAAGCGCTCCAACAGGAATTAGGCAATATGCCGGATGACATAAAACTGATCATTAACGCTTATGCCGGTGGACATGACTGGAAAGAAGTGATCAATGTCGGAATTCTTAAACCCGACTTTAATCAGGCATTCGATAAACTGGATAAAGAAAATGTTGTGAAGTTTTATTATCCGGATAAATATAAGTCTTTGAAGCAGAAATTGGAAGAAAATGACGAATTTGAAGAGGAAGACTTCAATGAGCATCTTTCTACATTACATGCTGCTGCAAAGCCGCTCTTTGAAAAGGATAAGGGGCTATACGAAAAACAACGTGCTGACATTTTTGAATCTTCTGACAAGGCCGATAAGCTTTGGAAGAGTTCTGTCGCCAGTTCCGTTGAGGCTCTAAAAAAAGAATACCCTGACTTCAGTGCTACTGAATTACAAAAAGTTCGTAGTTTCTTGGTCAACGGGGAAATTGAAAGCCTTTTAAAGGATAAGAACGGATCCTGTAAACCAACCGCTGCGAAAGTTGTCGCGCTGGCTTTATTTGGAGAAGATCTTATTAAGGATTTGCTCGAACAGGCTGAGAAAAAAGGTGTGTCTTCTGCCGAGATGGAAATTGCCACTCGTGGAAAGAAGAGCATTGTAAGTTCTAAGGCTGTTGAAAACGCGAAAGAGAAAGTAATGGAAGCCGCAACTTCCCATCTTAAATTTTCGCAACCGGAAAAGAATCCTTATTTATAAACTTTAAAAAATTAAAAAATGCTTTACAATCTTCCCAATGAGGCACTAAGTAACGTAAACTTAAACTCACTCGGTTCGGACTATGCACAACAGTTCGGCCACGACTTATCCCTTTTAGTCGCTAAACAAACAAGAGAGCAGATTTTTGATTCATCACCTAAGCAGTTCTATGACCTTGCTTTGATGAATGCCAAAGCGCCAAAGTCATGGAACTCTGACGAATTCTTCTACAAAGAAGTAGGATATCAGCGTCAACCTTTGATCGCTACCGGTACAGCTGCAGCTGTTGCTTGGCCGTCTACCCAAACTTTCACAATTTCCACGCTGGATGATGTGTCGACAGACACAATGATCGCATATCCGAACGGACAAATGGGTAACGTTACCGCGATCAACAGTTCTACAAGCCAAATCACCGTGACACCAATGACAAACAGTACGCTTCCGGCTGTTGTTATAGGTGACTCATTCGCAAACATCTCTTCTGTTGAAGCTGATGGTGTGGATGGATTCGCTCAATATTTCCGTCAAAACTCTATCGAGCGTAATGGTTATATCCAGTTATTCTCAAAGGCCATCCATTATGGTCAAGTGGAGCTTTACAAACTTCAAAAAGGTGCCATCCATAAGGATTGGTTAGCGTCTGAAAGCAGAAACATGATGCGTCAACACAAAATTGACTTGTCGAATGCTTTCTGGATGGGACGTAAAGGTGAAATCACCACGGCTGCCGGAGATAAGGCAAAACTAACCGATGGTGTGTTCACAATGATGCAGAACGCAGGATCTCCTAACGCTACAACCACTACCGCTACATTAGCTGACGCTTTTGAAGACATGGTATTGGCTTCTGAGTACGGAGACTTCGGAGATGTTCGTTTCGCTTACATGACGCCTCGTGTTAAAAACGAATTGCGTAAGGCGTACACGACTCAGCTGACTCGTTACACACCGGAAAACCAAAATATCGCGAAGCTTTACTTGGACGAGATTCGTCTTGGATCAAGCCGTATCGTATTGGTTCCGTTCCAACGTTTCGAATCGCCTGCTGACTTCTATCCTGGATTCGATAGCCGTATCGTTATTCTTGATCACATGACAATCGATACTTACGAAATGTGGGGAGCTACCTCTGGTACAACTCCTGACCGTTCACAAGGATTCGCTAAGTCATACAAGGATATGTGGGTAGCTTGTCAAATGGGTGTTGCGATGAATAACCCACTTGCTTCGGCTTGGGTTGACATCACAGGTCTGTAATATTAATCAGTATTAATATAATATCCCTCCCTTTAATCGGGGAGGGTTATTTTTAAAACCATAAAAAATGAGCGAAAAAAACAATCAAAAAAATCCACCCAAAACAAATAATTCGGGTGATCAGGCTAAAAACAACGTAAGCCCTGACAAAAAAGGTAACGAAGAATCTTCTGCTGCCGATACGGCCGCACTTGAAAAAGAGAATGCCGATTTGAAGGCTGAACTTGCAAAGATCGCGGACGAACGTAAGGCCAATGAAGAAAAAGCCAAAAAGGAAGCTGAATCGAAAAGCATTGCGGTTGATAAAACAGTGCTTGATCAGATCCTCGAAATGCAAAAAAGCCATGAAGAGGAAAATAAATCTCTTCGTGAAGAACTTCGTAAAATCAGACTGGAGAAAGCTAAACCAGCGGAACAAGACAAATCAAGTGTCGATATCGATACAATCAATGATTACATGGATGTTCCTGTTGTATTTTTCGCATACACCTCTACTCATTCGATCCACAGTTACCAGGTAAAAAAGAAAAACCTTATTCCTCCGTTCGGAAAAATTCGTTTCAAACCAACTATCCGATATACTTCCGGTACCGGGATGCAGGCTAAAGTTCATGCTATCTGTGAATACAAATCTCAGAGTAAAAGGGAAGTTGATTTTCTTGAAAGTTCTCCTGATTTTGGCGTTAAGTTTTTCAAAACTATGACGGAGGAGAAAAACTACAATCACGCTTATGCCGACCTTTTGAGCAAAGAGTCTCAACGGGTGGCCTCATTAACCGATCACATGGTTATTGCAGCCGTTAATGCAGAAAAGAGATTGGTCGTTAAGCAAGACATTAAACAGATGCGAACTGAACTTATCCGATTGAGAGCCGATGATGCTTTACTGAGCCAAAAGGCACGTGAAGATGAGTCTCTTAAAAAGATGATAAAAGATAGAGAAGATCTTCAAAAGATCGGAAACTAACAAATACCACAGGGCGAATGTAAATTGATTATATTTGCCTATGCCGATACTTGCTCAAGATATTGCCGATGAAATGCGTGCGGCCCTGGATGCTGAAGGGGCCGATTACTATGATGATGTATTGGATATCATTCCCGCCATCAACAACGCTGTCAGATGGGTTGAATCTGTCATAAATAAAACTTTAGGACAAAAGAAGCCCGGGGAAGAGATATTGCGCGATATCACCATTGCTTCTGTTTTTAGAACATCTCAAGATAGTAGGTTATCCCTAAATAACTTTCCTTTCGAAGTATGGACCATACTATCCGTAGAACCATTGCCGATTACCGGGAATACCGGTGCTGCTGTTCCCGCCATGCCAAATGACAAACAAAGTTATTCCCGCCCAGATCTATATCACGTTAAAAGCACCAAATCATCCAAGCGTTTAACCGGTGAGGAGTGGACTATCAGTGTAAATGAAAACCCATTCGCCCCAGGATATGATGGGGGGGCCATTTGTGATGACATAAAGGAATATGCTTATTTGAATCCGGTTACTTACGGCCCATCCAATACCGTTGTGATTGCTTCTGAAATTGAGATTTCACCGGTTTTGAACAAACAGTTGGTTACTGTTTTTTACGCAAAAAAACCAACAGCCATTGTTGCCTTAACAGGAAATATTGAGTTTCCTTCAACCATTTTCCAATTACTGTTATCAAAAAGCCTTCAGTTTATTTCGATAAAACAAGGTGATGGAACGAATCTGTGGACCGTATCACAAAATGATGTTAACGTTTTACTTCAATCAATTAACTAATCATGACGTATAGACATGTGATATTTGATTTTTTAACGAACTTTAAACAGAAGTTTGACGATGCCGACATCCGTCCTACCCAAGTGTTGTTTTGGATTCAGGTATTCGTGAACAAGCTCCGCACCGATAGCTATGAAGCTAATAATACCGGCAGTTATATTTCCACTTATTCATCCGTTACGGTTCTTCGTGACAATAAAGATCGGCCATATTTTGATTTGCCTGTTCAGATATTGGATCTCACAAATGAGCGCGGAATTAATTACATCACCTATAACGAAGAGACGTGTTGTTGTGCCGGGCCACCTATGTCGCAGGTGTTTTTTCAGCCAACAAAAGTTTCTGCTCTAAATCGATTGTATGGGGACGAATATGAAAAACCATCAACGACCAATCCATATTTCTACCGAATAGGGGACCGACACGATGGTGTGTCCGTAAATCGCGTTTATTTATTGGGTGTTGAATGTATTGTTTTGAAAGATGTTGAAATAGGAATTCTTTCAGCGCTGGATCCTCGGGATATTTGTAGTTATGATGATGAAGTGCCATTGGCTCCAGATTTAATTGAGGTGCTTCAAAAAAGCTTACTTGCCCTCGGAAGATTTGTGATGCTCGTGCCTGACGAAAGAGTTAATGACGGTTCGGATAGCTCCAAGTCAACAACCGCAGGTGCTCCCGTATCTAATGCCCCACAGAATGTAGAACCACAACAACCTACTGAATAATGAATACCAATTCCTTTTGTACCATCGAACACATATTATCGGAAGTTACGGCCTCCCTTAATGATCGTGAATACCGCAGTGGATTCAGTAAGGGGTGGTATATTTCCCGTATTCAGGATGCATTGCAAGAATTGTCTTTCGACACTTTTTATCAGGTAGTCACCCGTGATTATGATTTCCCTACCTCAACGTTACAAATGGAAATGCCTTCCAACGCATTTAATTTACGCGAAATATATGGGTGGAATGGTGCATGTTGTTCACCCCAATCGTCTGCTATTATTTATCCTAAACGATTATATAATAACAAAGGTGGAAATGGACGCGGTTATACAGCCAGGGTAAAAAAAACCGGTGAATCGATCGGAAACGATCCTTTTCATCCGAATTATGCCAATGATGGTAATTTCCGTAACTATCCGGATGCTAAATATTTTTACAATATCCAAAACGGATTGATCATGTTCAGTTCAAGCTGCGCTGGATTTTTGAAAGTAAGGCTTATTTTTAATGGTATCGGCATAGATAACGTTGGAGACGTTCCCATTATTCCTCGTTTTTTCGAGAGAGCTATAAATGATTATGTAGAAGAAAGGTTTTATAATGCAAAAAAAGCAGAAGACCCTCGTAAATACAGAATTCTTTGGGCCGATGCTTATGGACGATTGACTGATTATGTCAATGGGGCGTGGGCCAAAGCTATCAAAAGAGTAAAATATATGGATAAAGCGGAAGCTGAAGCTTATTCTGATTATCTATCAAATCCTCTTCATAAATGATTAAGCCTGTTTACATATACACACTCAATTGTCCTAAAACAAGTGATATTAGATATGTTGGAAAAACAAAATTTCCAATTGAAAAACGCCTTGAATTTCACACAAGAGACTTAAGGGGACATTCTTATAAAGTAAAATGGATAAAAAGTTTGATATCCGAAGGATTAAAACCAACTATTCACTGCATTGAAATTGTCAATGAATTAAATTGGGTGGAAAAAGAAATTTTTTGGATTGCAAAAATGAAATCGGATGGCCACAATTTGGTAAATAATTCAATAGGAGGGGAAGGCCCTTCTGGAGCTGTTTATTCAGAAGAGTCTCTAAAAAACATTAGAGAGGGTCACGTAAAAAGGATAATTTTTTGTAAAGAAAATGGCATATCACTTAACCCACTTAAGAATAAAACACCTGAAGAGAGAAGCCTTATTGCATTTAAAAGTGGTCAAAAAATGAAAGGAAGAAAACTGAGTACAGAAATAAGAAGAAAAATTAGTAATAAATTAAAAGGCACAAAATGGTCAAACGAAAGAAGATCTGCTTCAAGTGCTTTATTTAAAAATAGAGAAATGCCAGAAGCTGCCAAAAAAGCATTTATTGAAAAATGCTCTAAACCCATAACCCAATTAACAAGAGAAGGATTGTTTGTAAATGAATACCCATCTTTAAAAAGTGCTTCAGAAAAAACAAGTATTAATAAAGGTCATATTGCAAGTTGTGCAAGGGGAGAAAGAAAAACAGCAGGAAATCATGTTTGGTTTTATAACTAAAAAGTAATGCAGAGCCAACACCATCCGTACGATATCAGAACCTTTACGAAGGGTGCCAACCGGGATATTGAAAAAGAACTTCTTTATCTGGAAGATGGCGCGTATGTAGATGCTTGTAATTTCCGTGTCGTTTCCATGGGTGGTGACTATGCTGCCGCCAAAAAAATAAATGGTGAAGAATTACTTTATCCAAATATCGATAATCGATGTAATGTCGGTACCGGTCTTCCGCTCACAACTTCATACGAATGTATTGGTGCCGCAGAAATAAATGATCACATTATTGAATTTTGGGCTGATGCCGCAGGAGTAGAACCATCACTTATCCGAATCGATGGACAAATCGTGTTGTATTCTGTGGATTTTCCTATACAGGTAATGTTTCCACTACAAATTGCTAAAAACGAATCTTGTATTGGTGGGGAAATTTATACAACGGACTTCAATGTTCCCCCGATGATTTTCAATATTGAGGATCTGATGTCGAATTCCGGAATGCTTCCCGATACAACCTGTACAGATAAATATTTTGATGGGTTCAACATTAATGATCACCAACTGCAGGTTACCAATCCGATCGATCATCCGATTTTTATAAAACTTACTTCCAGTGGTGCGGGGTTCAATAAAATATTTGGTTCTGGTGGTTTGCCAGACGGATATTACTCATACCAAACACGCTACTCTACTCAGGCTGGTGATAAAACGATATGGAGTGTTCCTACACCGCTTATCCCTGTTGTTTCGAGGCTGACTTCCGGATGCTCTCCAACGTTCCCTTATATGCAAACGCACAGTAAGGATCCCGACACGTCTTCTCCTTCCGTTTATGGAATTCATTTAAAGTTCCGTGTAAACAACATCAATAATTTTGATTTCATCGAAGTAAGGAGAAACAGTTATTATTCCGGAGATCCTTTAGGCGTTGCTCCTGTTTCGGAATTGGTGGGGTTTGTAGATATTGCCAATGGAGATGTTGGTGTCGTAAATGTTTTGGATAATGGTCCGCAGGCAGAAGAAACGCTTTCTCCTGATGAAGCGGCCGAAGCCATGAACGCAATAAATAAAGCGAAGGCTATCCGTTATTTCAATAATAAATTATACTTGATGAATATCGAGTATGCTTCCCGTGACGTAGAGCAGCTGATTACGTTTGTTGATGCAACTCCTACGGGAATGTTCCCCATTTTGGAGAAAATATATAAATCCGGGCTTAAAGATGTATGGAAATACACGTACAATAAGCCGTATATGGATGGTGAGAAATATGGAATGTCGGTTTTGATGTATGACGATAACAATCAGTTTTCTTACGCCATTCCCATTCCAAATTTTACCAATTTCAAAATGCCAAACAGGCGTGACGTGCCGGGTACCGACACCGTAAATCATAGTTATTTCGGAATGCCAGAAGCAGCCCGCGTAGATGGTACGGTCGGAAATTCCCACGAAATATTTGATCTGGAGGATGCCGTTGCCAAATCTGACGCATGCTCTTTCTTAAATATTATGGATCTTCCGCTGGAAGGGAAAAGTGCTGGGTTTGACAATTACAACGAAAATCAATTTGGATGTAATGCGCATGGTTTTGGTGGAACAGCCGATGCTCACGAAATAGGGTATAAGCCCCTTACACCTACAGGACAAAATGACTCGAGATGCGCAGGTACCGATTATGTGATTAATACTTGGATTCGAAATGTAAGTGTAGGATCAAAAATAAAATATAATCCCGAAGGATTTGCTCCGAATTACTATTCCATGGGAATGGCGTTCAAGGGACTTGCCACATACCCCGATTGGGTTAAGGCGTTTTCCGTTGTCCGTACTCCCCCGGCCAAAAGGGTTGTTGCCCAGGGAATAGGTTATTACAGCTTGAATGCTGCAGGCGGTGCCTTTGGCTCCAATTTGACAAAAAACCTTAGTGAATTTTGGTTTTATTCTCCCGATACTGATGCAGGCACATCTTTGGACCCGCAGGTGGTTGATGATATAATCGCCAATCCTTCAAATTATGAAATTGAACTCGTATCACCACTTGGATTTTTTACAGAGGTTTATTCCGCAAATATTGAAGCTGGTAGCGACAAGGGGGCTGATCTGATTACTTATGCCCGAATTTTAAAAGAAAATTCTTCGAACCCCGAGATGAATCCGGAAGAAGACCCTACACGGGGCCTTGTTTCAGGTGCCTTTTCTTTTACCTCGTATGGTGCATGGAGATATGCGGCTACCGATGCCGGTAACACGGTTTTCCCTAATGGTGTGGCCACAGGAAACACAACCAGAAATATTGTTAATGCTTCTGAAATACAGGACAATAGAGCTGGTTACTTAAAGTTTTTATTGAACTCTGCTGTTTATAATAGCTTCGGTACCGGTGGGCCTGTTAATGGAGATGATCCCGCGGTTCGAAAATGGCACGAACCACTATATATTGTAAACATTGTTCGAAAATCGGCCGATATCGCGGATTCAAATGTTCAACAATATATCCATACCGGTCACCTACAAAAAATAGAAAGCCTTATTGGTCTTTCTGATGGATCGAATGGGCAAGTTTTTGAGCTGGTTGATGAAAGATGGGAAGACTGCATGCCTTCCATAAATGGAATGGTAACGAACCCTTATTCGGGGTTATTCCGCTTCATACATATTGATAATGGCGATGGCGTAAAAAAGAGATGGATCAACGTTTCCAACCTTACTGGCGCACAGTTAACGGCCATTTATACTCAGCTGACGGCTTCGGGCCAAGCTTCCGTTACGGACACTTCCGGAACATACATCGTTTATGGTGTGTATAGCCAATCCCAAAGCAGCGATGCCACAGCTCCTATTTATAAAATCATTTTCCAACAGTTAACCGGTACCGTAAGTGCCATCTATTTTAACCCGATAGCTGACGCAAAAATTTATGTTCTTTACGATAATCGTATTCCTATACGTTTTTTCGGTGGAGATGTAAGCCAGGCTGAAGCCACGTGCGCCTTCCTGGACAAACAATACGACAAGAACGCCAATCCAAACGGGTCGCAAAATGAGTTTAAATTTAATTTAGGGTTTCCAAACAGTATTTACAATATTAATGACAGATATTTCATTGTAAACAGAACAACCGGAGCGAATAAAATACAAAACGACAACTCTTTTTATTTTGATAAAAATTTTTCTTCTTCTCCATCTCGTGTTCGTCAATTACTATGTATGTTCGCATGTAGAAGTAGGGCAGACATTACTTATTCGTTTAATGACGAATCGACAAAACATTCTTCTGATCAATATTTCACTTTAAAAAATTATGTTATCCGCCCCTACCGGTGGGATGATGGAGAGTTTGGAAATACCGCTGCGGATGTCTATTCAGACAACAACATGTGGGCCGAATATGAAGACGATTATGGAGACGAGTTTTTGCTGTGGGGATATGGTGGGTTCCGATTCATTCATAATGTAAACATCGATTTCTCGAAAGATCTGAATGACGGCATAAACATCACATCTGTTCCTCAAGTGGGGTTTGAAGAAGAAACACATTTTTGTACTCGCGTTATCTGGTCCCTGTCCAGACCGATTAATTCACAAAATTCTCCGGGTGTCCGCACGTTTTTGTCACAAAACTCTCGGGATATTTCGGACGATACAGGAGAAATTAAATATGCTTACGATGCCTTAACCGAAAAATCTAACAATCTGTATGCCTTCACACAAGATGGATGTTGTCTACTATTAGTTGACAAAAGGCTGGTTCACGAAATATCCGGTGACGAGTTGGCTACCGTTGGTACCGAAACATCGGGTGTACTTGGTGAAATCTGGATAACGAAGGAAATCGGAATGAATGACGAGTTCTGGAGATCCGCTGGTGAATTCTCAAATACGCTTTATTTTGGTAATAAGAAATCGGTGTACATCATGCAAGATAACGCCATTGGTGACATTGCCAAAACGAAATATTATTCAAAACTTTATCCTGATTTTTTAAGGGATTTCCCGGCCGGATATGAAGGAAAATTAACCGGTGTATATAATCTGGAAAACAACGAATACTGGATAAGCTTTGGAAAACGGGACCCGAGTCTGATTCCTGGAAGCGGATTTGACGGAGAAGTTATCGAATGGTGCATGCTTGATCAGAATTATAATCTGACCAATATTGCCTACAACCCAAACAACATTCCATTTGATGATACGTGTTTGACAACCAATCTTGGGTTGAACGAGAACCAAGTATTGAATATTCATACTGAAACATTTTCTGGGGTCGTTTTGGGTGGGCCATCGGCCACAACACTTGATCATCCGGTTAGAATATGCGTTGATCCATCCAGTACCGGATCAGTTAGTGTTGTTTATTATCTGAATAGTGTCCAAACAGGGGTTCTTATTTTGGAGCCAGGAGAATGCGCTTGCTTCCTTCCGACACAGATTGGATCAACAAATCAATATTCATGGGCCGTGGGTACCGGATGTGCAGCTGCTGAATTTGAGGATTACGATTGTCCCACACAGGCGTATGCGGAAAACAATAAATACTGGAATGGTTCTTTCGATTATAAATTTGATCGATACGTCCGTATAGATAACCGGTTATTCGGCATGAGGGGACTTGAAACTTATGAACTTAATAAAGGGTTCAGAATAAACGGAGCTCCGATTATGGGTGTTTTATTGGGCTGCAGCTCAAATCCTCCATTTGCCGATAAAGAATTTGTGCGCATGCGCGTAAACAGTAATGTGAAACCAGTTGCCGCACAGTTTTTCAACACAATCGAACAAGCTTTAACGGACGATGTTCAGTGTGAATTGAACGTAAATACCAACCCGTTGCACTTTAAAAACTACAATGGTTATGAACAATATATCCCAAGAAAAACGCTTGCTCCAAAACACCGTATGCAGGGACGAATCCTGTTTTACAAAATAATTCATAATTTAGAGGAAGATTTCAGAATTGTTGATGTTGGAATTCAGTACAAGAAATTAAAATAAAACATTATGCCAGGTCCATCCTCTTTTCCCGCATTTAGCGGTTCTATAAGTAAAATTTTATCCAACCCCGTTATTGGTGCTGGGTTAAATTCAGTTGTTCCGGGTGCAGGTACCGCAGCCAATGCTGCGGGATCCATGATGGCCGGATCGAACAGTGGTGGAGGTGGATTCGGAAGCAAATTGTTGGGCGCCATAGGAAGTAATCCTGGTTATGGATTGTCACTCGGCATGGGGGCAGCTAAAAATTTACAAGCCAATATCCAACAAAAGAAGGCCAATGCTATGTTTCCTTCTGCTGAAGATCCTGAGCTGAGAATGTTGGCAACCGATTTCCGAAGAAGAAAAAGAGCTTTTCAAACCGGTACGGCCATGACTTCCGAATTGGCCAACCAAAGAGCTTTGGCCAAACAAGGAACCAATGCCGCATTTAATGCCGGTGGCGGACCTGCAGGATTAAACCGCATGCAACAGCTTTTATCTCAAGCAATGCTTGGGAATAAACAGGCGGGTATGCAGGGCGAAATGTTCTACGCAGGAAAATATGGGGATGTTGTAAATACGCTTGCCCAAACGAGACTACAAAAAGCCATGGCAAAATATTCGCAGGCACAAGCTGATGCCAAACAAACAAAAACATCCGCCAACCGATTAACGAATCTGGGATTGATGGGGCTGATGAATACGGGTGAAACGGCTGATGTTACTACTGACTACATGACTAATCCTACAATGGAAAATCCAGAGGAAAATGGGTAAGAAAAATAAAAAATTATTACAAAGATTGGATGCCGAGGAGGCCGCAGAAACTCAAGCCCGAAAGGACAAGGAAGCTGCTGAAGCTGTGCCTGTGGTTACAAATGAGCCAACAGAAACAGTTCAATCGGTAGAAACAACCAGCTTGCCCGGATTTGAGAATTCTAAAATGGTATCTACCCGCCAACGCAAACCGGGGGAATCTCTTTCGGAAGCCTTGAAAGGCACTCCTGGCTTTGATACTCAAAAAGATTTTGTAGAGAAAAAAGAAGAGACGAATAAACTTCTTTCGTCCCCTCATTTAGCCAAACAATTGGAGGGGGGCGCTGGATTCAAATTGAATGATAGCGTTATTTCCAATAGTATCGCTGATTATGAAACAACGATTGCAGATAAGGAAAATGCCGAATTGCAATTGGCCATTGATAATAAAAAACTGATCAACGAAGCCGCTCAGGGTGGCGATAGTCAACTGGTCAATGCCTTGAATTCTCAATCGATTCAAGAGTCCGCGGATGCGAGTGCCGTTGGGGAAGAAATTTTAAATGATCAAACAAAAACAAATATCGCTCCCCGCATAGAAGAAGCGATAAGAAGCTCTGAAAAAACCGGAAACCCGATAGATATATCCGTTAAGGATATTCAGGCATTGCAGGACGATATTGATTATTCGGCTATGTACGGAATGGATCCGGAAACACAAGGGAAAATCAATGTCTTGAATCGATTGATGAACAATCCGAAATTAAGGGTTAGAAAAGGCGAACCTGCCATTGAACGAATGGGTCTTGGGGATTATTATCCTGATATCAATCAGCCGTTACAAGTCGGTAGTTATTCTGGAAGTATAGTGGGCAATATTCCTATTTTCACAGCCAAGGGAGATGTTTTACCAATAGGAGTTTATGATGCCAGAAGAAGAGCCGTACAAGCGGAAGCTACAAACAAGAAAAAGAAGGCGCAACAGTTTTTGGAATTGGCCAACATTAAAGCTGCTCCACAGTACAAACAAGATTTGGACAATCAGACATTTTCATTGCTGGACGAATATATCAAAACCACCAATGGCGATGTTGATAAATTAATGGATTTACGGAACCCTGAAGCAAAACAGTTCTGGCAGAAATACAATACGCTTAAAAACGTAGGCGACCAAACCATGTGGATACAAAAACGTTCCGACAAATTATTGGAATACATGCAGGATCCAAAAGCGTATATTCCGGAACACGTTCAAGGTCTGATGAAGGATTGGTATGAAGGTGGGTTTGATGTGAACGAAATATCCAATGATCCGAAAAAACTGAAAGAGCTTAATAAGGTTTACAATGGGATGAAGGATTATGATAACATGACGTATTATGTTTCGCAAAATATAAGTCATCTGGAAAAAGATAAATTGCCGATGGATGTTACATCGAGCATTCAAGGATTACCGGCTGAACAATATGACGATCTTATTAAAAAGCTGAACATGGGAGATAATGACGCGTTCATTACCTCATACATGAAATATGTTCCTGATGATCGATTAAGCGGATTCATAAACGGGATGTATAAGCAACATGATTTCGGTCTTCCAAAAGAAGAGTTTGCCCAATACGTGTGGAGTCATATCGGCAAAGAAGTTGTTCCGAATATTGATTTGAGAAGCAATAAAAACCTCGAATGGTCCAAGTTTAAATATCAAAAAGAAAAAGATCAACAGGATAGAATTTGGGAAAACTTCAAAATAAATTCAAATAATGTTGACAATAAGAACAAATTATTTGAAGCTGCTCAAAATGGTGAAGAGTCATTGATGACTGCCATGAAAAATACTAATGGCCTTGGGGATGTGAAAAAGAATGCCAACGGTGTTCTTGTTCAAACCATAGATACCCGTCCATTGCAAGGAAAAAAGGGAACTCAAACGTTTAATGATGCTGATAAAATACTTATCGGTGGTCAATGGAAAACCCCTTCCGATATCAAAAACCAATATTCAAAATTTGGTAAATATGTAATTGATGAGGTCGACAAGGATGGAAACAGTACAGGTAAAAAGGTTTTCGACACATGGAATATGGCTCTTGATGGCGCGAAGGTTCCGGAAAGCCCCGAAGAGCGTGCGTTGATCATGTATGGTGCTCAAACAGGATGGAGTGACAATATGCAGTTTGCTACCAAGTTTGAAAAAGCGAACGCATACCAAGCATACAAGGACAAGGACGGTAAAAACATTCCAATGAAATCAGAGGATTATAAAGATCCTTCCAAGGTTGGTAATGCGCGTCCAATGGCTTCTACATATCAGTCGATCGGTTTTTTCAGTAACGGAAAATTTATCCCTATGGGAAAATCGGTTAAATTCATTGATGCGACAAACGATGCCGACAGGGCTGGTTTGGATTCATATTATAGCTCGGAAAACACCCAATATAATACTTCCGGGAACATTTCCGCAGGAGGAACGACAACGGATGAAGACGTTATATCAAGTGAAGAACCTTCGACCGTTATTGATTTTGGAGGATTAGAATAAACACATGGAACCAAATTTCGAAAACCAAATTGTGAATACTCAAACCGGTGGCGAAACTCCGGTTGCAACAATAAATCCCCCAAAGAATCTCGGGAAGGTTGAAACTCCCGTTGTGGACAATCAGCAACAAAAAATTTCTACTACTCCATCTACCGTTCAGCCAATTCAACAACAACAGTCCGCTGCTGCTACACCCGAATCTGTTTCTTTTAAAATTAATGAAGAAGTTGCCATTCCTCTTTACGAACAAGCAAAAAAATATGCTCAGGATGTACAGAAGGTAAATTTGAATTATGATAAATTCGTAGGAAAATTTCTTTCTTCTCCGGAAGCCGCCCAGGATTATTATAAGAAGTTGATCCATATTTCGAAAGATTACCCGCTTACAATTAACGTGGGCACGGTGGACCAATTCATGCAAAAACTTAATTCGCCTTCACAAAAAGAAACGCAGTTGGCTTCCGTTGCCTCTGGACAGGAAGGTGTCGTTAACCAACAACAAGCCGATATCTCGAAATTGATATTACCACAGACTCCCGAAAAATCATTGGTGGGTGTGGATTTAAAAGATTTTATAAAACAGGAACCAACTGAAATTGAAAAATCAGAAAAGCCGCTTATAGAAAAATTGGCTCTTGAGATGAAGGAAGAGGATAAATCAAAAGTTCAAAAGGATATAGCGGTTCAGAAAAAATTGGATGAGCTGACTTTGAAAAATTGGGATCCAATTTCAGACTCTTCTTTCCCCGCGATGCCGAAAGAAAATCTGCCTCAGTTCGATTTAGACTTCAGTAAGGGGATGTTAAGTGTTGCCAAAGACAAAAAGGCGTGGGAATATGATATCGCAGCTGCTACACAGTTTACCGATGAGGATAAAGACAAGTACGGGTCGAATCCGATGTATAGTTTTACGAGGTTGGAAGATGTCATGACTCCCGCTTTCGATTGGGATGCTACACTTGAACCAGGTATGTCTTCCACCGAGTACTGGAATAAAGTGAACAATGAGATTGAAGATATTCCTTTATCAAAGGTTGATGCTTACGGAGGAATATCTGGCTTGCGCGCAATGCCTGTTTCGGCTCAAAAAATAATGAATGATTATTGGAAACATCAGGCAACCATGAATCCGGAAGAAACAAAGCTTTGGATGGACGTTGCTGATATCAATAAAGTAAAAACATTCCATGACGGTAAATATCCAGAAACAAAAGATTCTTTTGGTGATCGTGTTTTCGGTGAGCTGCTGGATTTATTTACAGGCAATACACAGAAAAAAGATTACAATGCTACAATTGAAACGGCTAAAAAACACAATGTCGTTGATCTTAGTCGTACCCTGATTGATATTGAAAATGCATTCGGTCACCAGAAAAAGGTGATACTCGGTGAATATTATAAAAATCTCAAATCCGGAATTGATACCAGGGAAGAAACTGAAAACGCTTTAAGTGCTTTGATGCAAACCTACAATAAGGTTTACGAAGTTAATCCTCGTTTGAATGAAAGAAAAAGGAAATTCGAAAAGATGGTTGTGGATCAGGAAAAGACACAGGAAAGAGCTGATATTAAAGAAAAACTGTATCGTGAGAAAAACCCATTTTTAGCTTCTGTTTATTATGATTTCGGAGGCGCTGGTTTTGAAGAAGGCGGAAAGGCCGTGATAAATGATTTTGCCAATACGGTGGATTTTATCACCCAATCGCCATCTGTTCTCACTTCAGAAATGAAGGATATCGCAAAACCGGACGTGATGCCGTCTTCTCTTCAAGGAAATATCTGGGATGATGATGGGTTCCACTTTGGGCGCTTAATGAATCAATCTACCAATGTCGTTACTCAAATGGGAGGTCTTGTTATTGGATCCAAGGGATTCTCCGGATTGGGTACCGCAACAAAAGCGATAACGGGGATTAAAAAAGCAGAAGATGTTGTTCCTATGTTTACCGCTTCTTATATTCAGACGTACGATGATTATTATGTTTCCGCATTCAATGAGTTAAAATCGAATGGTTATAGTGATCAGGCTGCGGAATTGATGGCTAATTCGTATGCAACCAGGGCAGCCGGCACTACATCGGTATTGGAAAATCTCGTTGGTCTTCCGTATATAAATAAAGTAGGATCTAAAATAAAATCCGATTATTCCGCTCTTCTTAAAAGTGGCGATAATGGATTTATGGCAGCAGCCAAAGCTGTATCGAAAAATTTTAAGGATTTTGGTGCGGAAGTTTTAAAACAGGGTGGTGAAGAGTTGGTTCAGGAGGTCGGAGATAAAATAAATAACTCCATCTTCAATAAGGATGCGGGCATTACGATGTTGGATGAAGACCTGACAGCCGAAGGTGTGAGGGACCTGTTGGCCGTTACAGGTGTTTCCACTTTATTGATGGGTGTTGGTACCGGTAATATTTATAATTCCCCGCTCAATAAAAAAGCAGCTATATGGCAGGCCACACAAGATCCGGGAGGGTTTAATGAAACTGTTGATACGTGGGTGAAGGCGGGAAAACTTGACAAGGAACAAGCCACTTCAATGAAGTCTGCCGTTACTGAAGTTAAATCGGCTATGCTTGGACTTCCTTCTGCAAAAAAACTTAACGATAAACAAAAGCTGGATCTCGGCTTGTTGATTTATGAAAAGAAAAAAATAAAAGAAGAGGCTTCCGCGGGTTATGTGGATGAGGTTTTTAAAGAGCAGAAAGAAAAAGAAATTGCAGGTAAAGTAGAAAAGCTGGATGCCAAAATCAAGGAAGTGTATAATCTTTCGCAAAAATCTCAATCGGTTAAAGATGAAATTGCAAAGATCAACAAGGATAAAGAAGAAGCGGAAAATTATACAGCCCAACAGCTGGCCGATGCCCGATCTCGTGTTTTAAAAAATGTTGAAGATTTGGAATCCGAACAGGATGTTTTGAATAAACAGTTCCAACCTACGGGCGAAAAACAAAAATTACCTGAACAAAGAGAACGGGCTGTTACGGAAAATCAACGTTACGATATCGAGGATGGCCATCACAGATTCATAGCCTATGGTGAATCAGGGGTTAAGGAAATACCGGCTGTTGATGAAAAAGGAAATGACATTACTGTTCCTATCGAATCATTGCAGCCAACCGAAAACCTCGAGGAAAAGGACCGAAAAGTAATTGACGATATAAAAACCTCCATTTCGAAGGGAGATAAAATTGAACCCATCGAAGTAAAAACACCATCAAATGAAATCAAAAAGCAACAAGGGGTACAAACTCCTGGTAGCGGCAACGGGGAAACCATCGTCAAAGCCCAACCAGACAAAACCAAGACCGAGGTATCTGAGCAACGCGATGAAAAAGTAAAACCCGCCACCAAATATGAAAGGAGATTGGCGGATGCTAAAGATAAAATTGCAGATGTCAAAACTCCCCGTACCACTTTGCAGAATGCAATAAATAAATTGTTTGTTCGGGAATCCAAAACGGGAGTGGGGAATAAAAAAACCACTACATATGTTCCATGGAAAAATGATAAGGCAGGGGACGGCTTGTTGGGGGTAGTTAAAAAAGAAATGGGTATTGAATTCACCACCGCCGATACACCGCAGAAACTTTATAATGCCGCCATCAAACAAGGTAAAACGCCCCAACAGTTCATTGAAGCTGTCGATGTGGCTATGGGGAGAAAGATACAAGAAAAAGTTCAGGTTGAAAAAACCAAAACCGTAAAGGAAGAACCCGTTGTTGTCAAACAACAACCCCCAAGACAAGACGAATATGTCCGCAGTGCCAACGATGAAATTGTCAAACTGGAAAAAGAAAATTCCAAGATAAAAGAATCTTCTGACGGGTTAAAGGAAAGGGCTTCAAAAGAAAAAAACACCACATATCAAAAGGCGTTAAAATCCATTGCTGAAGGCATTGCTAACCCGGATTTAAAAAGCGCAAAGGATTTGAAGATTGATGGGAAATCGTATGGTGCATGGCTACTTGATCAGATGAATGCAGGTAATATTACGAGGGAACAGATGGCGGAATTGAATAAAATATATTCCGACCAAAAAGACCATATAGGTAAAACGAATCAGAATGCCGATGCCATAAAGAACAAAAGGGAATGGATTAAAAAACGTCTTCAAGATATTGCGGCTTTAAAATATATCGGAACCGACACGTTGAACATGGGGTTGTTTGCCGTTCCCGTCAATATGACCATCGCTGTTGCCAAAAGAATGGCCAATACGATGTTGAAAGCCATGTCGGTTTATGACAAGGCAATAAATTATGACAAGGTGGGCAATGAGGTTATCCGGGACATGAAAGATACCAAATGGTATAAAAACCTTTCCTCCCCTGAAAAGAAGGCGATCAATAAATATTTGAACTCTAAAGATCCTTTCGATGCTGTTGTGTCGATCATTGATGATGTGGCCCGCAATAAACCCGAAATAATAAAAGGAGAAGAAGCTACGGGTAAACGTGTGGGCGAGATAAAAGGACAGCGAAAACAAGCTGCTGCTGAAGAATCAAAGATGGCCACAGGTAAAAAGGTGCTTACTGAGAAAACGATAAAAGGCAAAAAGAAGGTTGTTTACGCAGAAGACAAAACCAAGGCAACCGAAACAGCCGCTAAAAATACCGCGAATAAATTAAGAGACAGGATCAAGACAAGATCAAAATCGGAATTCATTGCCTTGAACGATAAAAAGTCGTTGCAATTATTCCTGACGGTTGATCCGGACGCTTTGATGCTTGCTGGTGGCGTGAATGCCATCAATGAATATAATGAATTCGCAAAAGGGGTATTGAGCCAAATAGCCAAGATGGGATTTGTTCCCGGCACCACTAAATTAAAAAACACCAAACGGGAAATCTCGAACGACCAGATATCGGAGTATGTAAAAAATGCCCAGGAAAAGGCATCCAGTTATGAATTTGAGAAATTCAAATCGGACAATAAGTCTTTAATCGATGCGATGCTTAAAATAAAGGCGATTGATGCTGATTTTACAAAAGAACAATTGAATGAGATAATCAATGATTTTGGATTAATCGATAACGTAACTGAAAAAGTAAATGGCAGTATAGATCCAAACAAGTTGAAAGAAATGCAATTGGCCGTTTCGGATGATCTGTCCAGATTAAATGAATCTATTGCGAATAAAGAATTTTCCGATTTGGAAAAAAGGAACCAGGATGTAATAAAAAATGTATCGAAGTTAAATCCATTAGACCTTACGGCTGCTGAAGCTTTAAAGGCAAATTATATAATCAATAATATAATTACCAATAAGGATATATCGGGTGTGGGGCATATTGAAGCCATTGCCATTGCCCAACAGGCTTATGTGGAACTGAAAAAAATAATCGTTGACGGTAAAACGCTCCGCGATATAGAAGAAGGTGCTATTTCAAAAGGTGCACGCACAACCCCGGTACTGTTGGCTGCCATCGCATCGAATAACGATCTGGCTGCTGGTATTCGTGAAGCCTTAAAAATGCAGGAACTCGGTGCTTCTTATTCGGACATGTCGCAACAGGTGCAAAAGAACTGGAGTAAAAAGGTTCGGTTGATAACCAAACAATATGGACGGGACATTATCCGGAATCCTGAAAACAGAATTCGTCAAGGCATGTATGCTCTTATGTTGCAATGGACCGGGACTACTAACAAGGAACAACAAAACTGGTATGACGACAATAAGCAGTTGATCCTTGAGGATATTCAAACCAAGAAAAACTCGAAACAGGAGGATTTGATTGAAGAGGCGAAAATTGAAGAGAAAATATTTAAATCAATATTTGAAAATTCCGCCACTATCGAAAGCGCAAAAAGAGCAATGAATAAATACCCTGGCGATAAGGCTATGGTGGAATTAGCCCAGGATGTTTATTCAAAAAACATTACCGATTTCCAATGGACATCGAATGTTTATGGTAATAATGATTTTGATCTTTGGAATGGATATACCCACCGTAAATGGAAGAGCAAGGATTCTACCGGCCAATTCGAACAGTTTGATAAAACGGTACAATCCAATACGGATGTGGGTGCATTGGTTTGGAACAAACACGTAAACAGAAAAGAATCTACAGCCGCAAAACAAAGGTCTTCGGTTCGTCCTTCCGATACGCGAGTATTGAATCTTGATTTTTATTATGTCCAGGACAGGGCGATCAATGAAGCGTATTACCAATCTTCAACTATTGGTACCCGTTATGCTATCCGTGAAATTTTCAAGAATAAAAACATTGAAGAAATCATCGGAAATAAAAGCATGGCTTCTTTGAGAGAACGGACACTGGACGCCATCAATCACCAAATGGGTGCTACGCAGCTGGAGGTGGATATGGTTAATAAGGTTGGCAAATTGATCAACTTTGTTATCCGCCACAAAACCGCAGGTGCATTAGGTGGTCCATCTGCCTTCTTCCAACAGAGCTTACCTGCCGTTATGGGGGTGCTGCTTCGTAATCCTGTAAGTGGATATAAAACATTCAAATACATAATGTATAATCCGGATGAGAACTTATTCATAAACTCCAACCTGCGTTCGAGAAAGGCTGCCATTTATGAAGGTAACATTGAAAGTATGAAGAGTGTGAAAAATACTTCATACAAAAGGAATGCTTCAAAGTTATTGGCCGGAATTGATGAGTTGCACAAATCGACCATTGAAAACATTGTTTTAAAGCCGCTACAGCTCGGGGATTATCACGCAGCTAAGGGGGCATGGATGATGTATTATGAGAAAAAGTGGAGAAAAGACAATAAGGGAAAACCATTCAATTGGAATGAACAATACGAGAATCCGGACAAAAAGGCCAGTGCTTATGCGGATCAGATGATTGAGACGACCATGAACGTTAACGATATGAGCAATGCGGGAAAATATTTCAGAAGCCAGGGTTTAAAATCGAAGGTGATAAAAACTATTTTCTCACCTTTTGCTTCTTTTGCCGTCAATCAAGATTACAGAATAATTAATGCGTTCCGGAACATGATTTCTTTATCACCTAAGAAAGTAGCTGAAGGATCGCTCGAATTTGCTTCTGTTGTATCAGAACAAATGACATTCCAGTATGTGAGGGCTGCTGTTGGACTGGCGACTGTGTGGACAACCGTTTGGGCCGCCATGTCATTCGGGGCCGATGACGATGAAGTAAAAGAAATCAAGGACAAGAGATTAAGGGATATATTTACAAAAGAGGAAATGAATCGTATATTGATGAATGTTTCGTTCGATATCCTTCCCACAGCTGTCATTGCTTCTCCTTATGGAATGAATGCAATGGAGTCCACTTCTAAATATTATTTGAACGAATTCTTTAAGGAGAATCTCGGAGATGATTATAAAAATGTTTTCACGATGCCAAGCATCGCATTATATCCGGATCCAAATTTCGAGGTATCTACCGAAACCGCATACAGGCTGAACGCGTTTGGAATGCTCGGTGAATTCACCAACGACATGATAAGACTTGGAAAGAAGGGGAATGTTTTATTGGGTACCGGTTACGTAGATTCCAAAGGAAATAAAAAGCAGCTTTCTGCATACCAAAAGAATGTTTTGTGGGGATCCATCGTAAAAGATATGGTGGGGTTGGGAACTGGATTAACGTTTAAAGAATGGAATAATGTCATGAAATATAACGAAATCAACATTAAAAACAAGCTCAGAAAAACAGGTAAGGGCAAGCGCTCTAAGTCGGAAGGGCTTGATTTGGGATTAGATATGAACATGGATATGAACATGGACATTTCATTTTAATTTAAGAAGAGCGGATAAAGTAAGAGAAAAAAAATTATATTTGCGATATGGCATTTCAAGCTAACATACTCGGATTACAGAGTAACCTCCCCGCAGGTTGTACCTTGGCAGGTATTGATAACACGAATTACGACTTAAATCCTACCCCCCGTTTTAGCCGGTCAAAATTCAATAATACTTTCATTTTTATTATCCGGCCCGATTTGTCGGAATATATTTTTGGAAGTTCTGCTTTAAATGCTTTCGATGAGGCTATGGATAGCCCTGCTGATGTTACGGGTCCACAACAGATAACCTATAACTTCCTGCCCACCGATGTAAATGGCGTTTACACAATTGAATTGGTTACCCTTCCAACTTACGATGCTTTGGAAAGTTATGAACCAAATGAATTTGTAGTTTTTAATGGCCAGATATGGAAGAACACGCTTGTAACCAACCCATTATCACCATCAGTTCCAAACGGATGGACACTGGAGGTTATGGCCAGTTTAAGGTCGACCTCATATACCGTTACCTCTTTAGGCACTGTTACAATTGATTGCCTTCAATCATCTTATTATCAGACATCAATGTATGATGTTGCTACGGATCAAGAGCTTATTGACGTAACAGCTTCGTGCAGCGCTATCGATTTTACCGATAATTCAAATTGGTCAGAAAATAGTGAAGAGGGGCATGCGTTATCGGATTTTTCCAATTACCGAAGAATAACCTTAACTCGTCCCGATACAGGAACGTATGTGTATTTTACCGTAGCCGGTACCGGAATTGATGAAGTTATTGCCGCTGCGGCCAGCGGGAACCAAGATTTTACATATCCATTTTTATCTACCGATATTGATGGAAGATACCAGGTTAAGATATGTGAATATCCGACATGGGGTGATGGATATAATTATTCCGCAGATCGTTTTACTGTTGTGTATTATGATGGGGTTCTTTATAAAGCCATACAGAATAACGTAGGTTCTCAGCCGGACATTACACCTTCCGATTGGGCGGTTTATGCTCCAACGGCTGAAGAGGAAGAAATAACAAGGTATTGTTATACCGCAAATATTGCTGTTCTGTGCATCGGGTTAAACAAATGCATGGAAGAAAAGAATCATCAGGCGATATGCGGGATTCAAAAAGATTTTTGTAATAAAGACATTCTTTGTAAGAATCCTGATTTTTTAGATTATACGATACTTCGCACTCTTCGTGACGGGGTTGAATATTCGATGAATAGACAGATGTGGAATGAAGTGGATGCAGAATTTAATTTAATGCGATTAATTTGTAATTGTTAAGTCATCATGGCAACAAACGCACAAAGGATCAGTTTAGCTCAATCAAAATTAGGATCGGACATTGCTTCGATGGCTAAGGCTGAGTTATTCGGTTTAAAACCTTGTCGCGTATCATGGTCAAATATTTTGGCAAGACAGTCGATAATTGATGTTTATAATTGCTCGGGGTTTCAATATCTGAGTAATGATCAATCGGCTTGTCTTCTGGGAAAAATGACTGAAGACTTAACTACAAATTGTTGCTAAATGGCCGATTGTTCAAGATCTTTAAAAGCTGTAGGACTCGATGTGGTTCTCTGCTCTTCCGATATCACGTGTTATGACGGACCTCAGTTCGCATGCATAACTGTTCCCACAAACGCTACACTCAATCAGGTTTTAGGCGCTCTTGGAAATAAAATATGCGAAGTCGCTGAGTCTATTTCTGCCCCCGTTAACGCTTCCGCTGTTGTTTATTCCGGCACCTTAATATATGATTGCTTTACCCTTGTTGGCGCAAACATGGCAGCCGTGTTTGAATCTTTGGCTGAGCAGGTATGTACACTTGCTGATACCATTCCTTCAAATGCTGATGGATTGGAAAGAGGCCCGAGTATTGTGTATGACGGAGGTGTTACACCAGGATTAGCCGCAGACCCTATTTCTGGGTTGTTTAATGACATAATGGCCCGCATGGGTGTTATGACTACCGATATTACGGGATTGGCCGATGTGGACGATATCGCCCGTGTCGTTGGTTCTTATTTCCGCATGAGTGATTTCGTTTATTTTGGAGCTGATGCCACTCCTTCGGGATTAAATGTAACGATCGATGATGGCGCGGGAGGTGATTCGACATTCGGAATAAATGGATATGTTTTTGATAAAGTTTCTACCATTGTGGCCCTTACGGCTACCGCTGACAATTATGTGGATATTGATGAAGACGGAAACATCGTTGTAATACCGGTAGCTGTTGCGGCTCCCGCACCACCGATTGCTACGGACAGCATGCGGTTGTATATGTTCACCACAAACGCTTTGAACGTAACAGTGACGGTGGATTTGAGAAATACTTATCCAATCATTTCGAGCACAATGCTTGGTGATAGTATTGTTATCACGAGAAATATCGATAATCTCGCAGTTACGGGGGCTAAGATGGAAACCATAGGAGCTGGAGCTACTGTGGGAGATGCTGATTTATTTATTTTCACATACGATATCAAAGGCCGTGTTACGGCTGCTTCGCATAATTATACCATTGCAGGTGTTGCTGCTGGAGATCTTTTAAGATATGATGGTGCAACATGGGTAAATTGGGTAAATAACTTTATCGATGGATCGGGATCCGCAGGATTGGTTCCTCGCTTTACCGATGCCAATACCGTTGCGGATTCTACGATCCGGGATAACGGGACAGTTGCCGCAATTAATGTTGCAATAAATGCCACACGACAATTATATGTAAACGCCACGGCTATTGGAATTGCAACTGCTGGATATTTTGCAGTATCGGGTGCTAACGCCACAAATATCGGATTACACGGAGTATCTACCAATGGAACCAGTATTGATGTAGGTGTTTTAGGTACAGGGGGCGCTTCCATTGTTTTTCCAAAAGCGACCGGAATTGCAGGGGTGGTCGGTACCGCATATACTGAAGGTGGCAAGGAAGCCTTCGCTGGATTTTTTGCAACCGATACTGGTGGTGCCGCAACAGATGATACTTTCGGTGTTTATATTGATGCCCAAAACTCAGGAGCTGGCCGCGCATACGGTTTTGTAGTTGAGAACGGAAAATGTTTAATCGGAGCTGCAGCCAGTACGGCCGATTCGGCTTTATTGGAAATTGTTAGTACAACTAAAGGCGTAAGATTTCCTAACATGACAACAGTACAGCGCGATGCTATTGCGGGACCGGTAGCCGGATTGGTGGTTTTCAACACAACAACAGGAGTGCTTAATTTTTACGATGGAGCTGCATGGGCGGCTGTTTAAAATAAAAACAAATAAAACAATAACTTAAAAAATAGAAATTATGGACGGAAAAAGAAACCCAGCTATGTACGGACAACTCCCAGTGAGATTGTATGACGCGATGTATAGTGCGCCAACACTTGCAAATAATGATAATCCCTTCATTACAAGTGCCGACTTAACGGCTGCTATTAATGCGGCTGTAGGATTAAATAATGAATTATCAGAAATCCTTGGTAATGGTAATATTACCGATGGTAATGATATCCGCATATCCACAGGTGACAAGATCGCGAGTGTTGTTGAGCTTACGCTTGAGGCAACAAGTGGAATGGACATGTATTCCATCGCAGGTGATTTTGATATTGAATCAAGGGCTGCTGATGTAAATATTTTGGCCGATGTAAATGTTTCGATTACGTCCACCACAGGAAATGTCAGCTTGATTGCAACGTTAGGCGCAATTAATATTGATGCTATTGGAAATGTCGGACTAACTACAGACGGAGGGGCGTTCGGTACTGCTTCTTTATATTTGGATGCCGCTGCAGATACATTTTATCTTTTTGCGGGTACAGTAGGGACAGTTGACGCTCCTGGAGGAATGGTTATTTCTGCTGCCTCCGGTACGGTTAACATTACCGCCAATGAATTGGCATTAGGACAGGCTTCGACCATTTTGAATTTTGCCAATGCTGATGAATTAGTTTTATCTGGATTAGGATTATATGCTGATGATGTCGCGGCCGCAGCGGGATTGGTTGCAATCGGAAGTTGTTATGTTAATTCAGGCACAGGTGCCGTTCACAGAAGGCTTGCTTAATCATTTAAAATAAAAAATCATGTCACAACCTGTGTATATAGAAAATGGTACGGATGTTAATGCCGCATGGTATGGATCCATTGCTGTTTCTTACGATAATGTCAATTGGCAATTAATAAGCAAGGAAGGTTTATCCGTAAAGCCACGATATGTATCGGGTAATATTTCCAATCCTCCCGGTGTTATTGGCCCAAATGTAAGGACCATGATATCGCTGAGTGATTTTTCAGGTGCTACATTGTTTGAATTCGAGTGCAACGATGTAATCAATCAAGCCACATGGAATGGTAAAACAAAAGCCGCATTACAAACTGCCGTAGAAGATCTGGGTGTATGGATAGGGGAGTTATATAATTCCACCACCGCTATTGCTGGTAATGTTGGTGGTTTTACTTTTCGCCAACAGGTAACGCAAGTGACAAGTGCTGCCGCTATTTATGCTGCCGGAGATTCTGTTGGTGGAAAAATTACATTAACGAATGCTGTTCGTATATCTGGTGGAACGGGAATTTTGACGAGTATTGATATCATTGATAAGTCTGCCCAGAATGCACCGGGAAATATTTTAATATTTGATTCCGACCCAACTGCAGCCACCATTACAGACAATGCTCCGTTTGTTTTCTCTACGGATATTGCCAAACTTATCGCCAATATACCGGTGGTTGTTGGGGATTATTCTACATTTGGAACAATATCTACCGCAAACATTGGGGGTCTTGCGCGGGTGGTTAAAGCCTCAGGAAGCGCTAATCTATACGCGTGCTTCGTAACGTCTGGGACTCCAACATATGCTACCACAAGTGATATTTTAATTGGTTTTGGTATATTACAGGATTAATCGTGCCGAATATTATTATAAATAGAAGATGTGTTTTGTCAAATTTCCCATTTGCGTTCACATCTGTTAATGCGGAAAATTTTTGGAATAATTTGATCGCGGAAAATTTTGATCCCGCCATTTATTCAAAGACAGCACAGGAATACAAGATGGCTATAAACAGTTTGTTTGTCAACGGTATTGATCCTATAATTTCCAATCTTTTTTATGCCTATATATTCAGGGGGGATAGTAATGATCAAAAATTACTTGATGCCTCTTTAAATAGCAGGGATGGTTTGGTAGTCGTTCAACCGACCATTGAAAATGCAGGATATGATTTTAATGGCACTACTCAATATATTTCTTCACAGATAAATATCGATTCCATTTATCCGACTGACGAAAAAGATTTTTCTTTGGCTGATGTAACTCCTGCGTTAACCGGATTTCATTGCCTTTATGGGTCCAATGATAATACCAACAGATCATCCATTCATTTTGAAATAACAGGTAGTGCCGCCACTTATTTCGCGCACGGAGATGGCGTCATACAGGATGCTGAAATGGGATCAGGTATTCCGGGAGTTTATTATGGTATTCATAATGGAATTTCAGCCAAAATGTATTACAATAAAATAGAGATAACCAGTCAGGGTATAGGCGGAGTACAAGGAAGTATTACTGAATTTGTTGGTTGTGAAAACCATGCCGGGGTTCCAGATAATTTTTTCAAAGGGAAAATGGGATGTATCTTCAGGGGTAATGGAAACATTACGGTTAATCAAGCAAATAATTTAACCGATGCGTGGAACACTTTTAAGGTTGAAACAAATGGATAATGCCAAATGATAGAAAATATACAAAGTCGGAACTTGACAGGATAAATTCTAACCGTACAGCTATTTCGGGAAATCTTTATCATGGACTCGATAGGACTGTTTTTATTGGGAATGCTTATCAACAATTAGATCCTTATAGTAATTATTCTGCCGTTTGGGGAAACATTACGGGATCTATTTTGGCTCAATCGGATCTCATCGCACTATTTGCAACCAAACAGGATTTACTTACAAGTGGCATTAATATAAAAACCATAAATGGTATTTCTCTTCTTGGCTCAGGAGATATTTCTATTGCCGTTGGAGGAGTTCAATCGGTAACCGGATTGAATACCGACAATACTGATCCTTTAAATCCAATTATTCAAATATCTGTTGATGGGGTTACAATTACAGGAGATGGAACTCCTGGTAATCCCTTAATTTCTGTGGGTGGAGGGGGTGAAAACTTATCCACTACTTTAGCCTTTGGAAACACTACCGGGGCAAACGATATAATCGTTGCCACCGGCCAAAAGATTATCGGGCAAACCAGCCTTCTTTTAAGTGAGTCAACTCTTAATTCTTTTTATTATGCCAGCGCTGGGTATATTTTCCAACAGTGGTATGACGGTCTTGGCACGGGCAACACTGATTTCTTGTTACAAGGAGGGGGGACGCAGTTATTCTCTCATTTGGCTATGGCCATTCAATGTGATACAGGGTTATACGATTTTTACGAAGGGACAGCTTTTAATGGCACATTAGATTTTACGAATCTATTAGCCAATAGAAATTATGACTACCCCGATCAGTCGGGTACTATTGCGTTGCTGAGTGATATTACAACATATACCGATGAAATGGCTCAGGATGCTGTTGGCGCTATGATTGACAGTACGTTGGTTTATACAGATGCAACACCATTATTACAACGCGCAGCATTAAGCGGTGACGCTATTGTTCCATTAGGCAGTAATGTTATTACCTTAGCAGATGAATTTCAATTGGCGATGATTTCAACTTTTCGATTTCTAACTAAAAATTAACTATGAAAAATTTATTGATAATCACAAAAGGTCCAGACAGTTTTGATCGGTTGAAAACTGATGAGAACGGACTTCGTTCAACTGAAACTGAAAAAATGGAATTTACAGTAGACCAATTCCTGATTTCAGACGGAAAGAGTTATTGGTTGGTAGATGCCGATTCGATAAAAATAGAAATGGTGAATGAGATTATTTCGGATGAGGTTCATTATAAAATATATCAATCTGGTCAGATTTTGGAAACTGCCAAAGAGATTAAAAAAGTAAATTTTTAAAATATGGCACTTAATGCGAATCAAATACCGGTTTATGCCATTACACCTAAAACATCGGTAGGAATATTGAATGCCGCTACAGCCGGAACATTAGGTACAACAACTAATGCAGTCACTATTTTAACGGCATCCGCTTCCGGTAGTGTTGTCGATTCTTTATTTTTTAATAGTGATGATACGGCTGCTGTCAATGTTTTTCTTTTTATTGTTGGGTCTGATGGAACAACTGTAAAACCATTGGGAATTATAAATGTTCCTCTTTCTTCCGGTAATGCCGCAAATGTTTTGAATGTTGATGGTTTAAATCCAAATATTTTGAAAGGATTGTCTTTGGATAATACCGGAAAATATGTTATTCGATTAGGGGCAAGTGAAACCTTACGGATGAGCTGTCTTGCAAATATGACAGCAGCCAAAAAACTTTATGCCACAGCCCAGTTTGCTGATTATGTATAAATCACTTAATCCTGGAATTTTCAAAGGACTTTTCAATAATGGAAATAATTTTCAAATTCCCGGTCAATTGGCACAGCCTGTCATTTATATCAATGGGTCTGATCCTAATTTTTTATTAAATACAACGGGTAGTCCTCCTTCTGTGGCAAATGAAAGTTTATCCAATTTCAAAAGATTTAGTGATGATGGGTTGACATTTTCTGAAACAAGTGCTATCAATAGGGCGGCTTGGGCAAACAATATAGCTCCTCCATATTCAAATATTGCTTGGTTTGGTCAGTTATTAACAATAGGTGGTGGGTATTCTGGCGGAACAACTTCAACGCTTGGTTTTATGAATGAGTCGGCTAATTGCAGATTTACGGTTTATTGGATTTTCAGAAATCGTGTAGGCGAAAACCAAGGAACGACAAAAATGCAATTGGCTACCGGCAGCTCAACTGGTAATCGTGGTGTGCAATTTAGAATTGTCGGTGGTGCAAATCCAGGGACCAGAACTATTCAGATGGTTATTTTTAACAATACAGCGGGAGTCAATGCTGTTGTTTCATCACCTTATCAATATGAATCTGACGAAAGTACGGGCTGGAAGCTTTTCAGTTGGCGGGTCGATGCAGTTGGCTCTTCTGTAGGTAAAAAAATCGGAGAAACCTATGTGGATGGCATGTATGCCAATGATGTAACGGTATTAAATGCGCTATCTGCAACTGCCAATTCTACTGATATTCCAATGTTTGGTAATCGGGCTTTAGGTGGATTGAGGTACGCTGCTTATTTGGGTGAATTTATCATTTTCCCGGAAATGCACAATTTGAAGATGCATGAAAATATTTGTAACCATTTGATTAAAAAATGGAATATATACAAGTAATTTCATATTTTTGTAAAAACATAACCCTATGAGTCACTACGTTAAGGATTCCATTGAAGAAATGATCACCAATCGCCCCGAGATAGGGTTTGGGGGGACAGCAGCAGGTGTAGGTGTTTCGTTTATTGAGTCCATAACAGATGTTGCGCAGATGTGTTCGGCCCTGATAGGTTTATTTATCGGATGCTACACATTGATGACAATATGGAAGAAGAATAAAAAAAAATAAAAGATGGCATACGTAAGAGGGTCGATAACAGAATTTGCACTAAGCCATGACGGAGAGACGGAAAATCCGCCATTCAGTAACCGAACTAAATATAACGGTTGGTATTATCAAGAAAAGGATCCTTATCATAAAACATGGAAAGAAGGAGAAAAATACACTTCTTACAAGGACGATAAACTTGGGCTTGTATTTGATTTTGGTAATGGAGTTAAATACATTTCTAAAAACTACCCTTATTGCGCCACCGGAGTTTCTTACTGGTATTTTTTCGGAGGGTTCCCGCTACCGACCATAAATACCGCGGAGGGCTTTGCTTATGTACCTACGTTATATAATTTAGCTAAAAAGAATGGGTGGTTAACAGCCGAACCCCTGGAAGACGATATCGTTCTTCACGACTTTAAAGGAGATGGTTTTTATGACCATACAGGCATTTTTATTAAGTGGGAGGTGAAAGGAGTGTCATTCTGGTGCATGGAGGCCAATACGTCCCCAAATGAAAAAGGGAGCCAAGATAATGGGGGTGGAGACTTTCAAAGGCTTAGATACGTCAATGGGCATGGAATGAAATGTGTATTTGTAAATGTAATTGATAACGCAAAATGAAAAATATTTTATACATTTGAAATCTTTAAATCTAAAACCATATAACTATGAAAATTAAAAACTACAACACTCTCCCTCTCATGCAAGCTAACGAAATCATCGTTAGTAACTCCGAATTGAAAAGCTCATTACCAAAAACGTTAATTGTTGTTCATTCAGCGCAAAAAAATTATAAGACGCTTTTTAAACATCATAATGAATACCAAGCGGATCTTGAAAACCTAAGAAAAGAGGCTGCCAAAAAAGACGAAGATGGAAAACCAATTATCATTCCTGATCCTACCCGAAAAGGAATGAATGTGTACGACATACCTGCTGACAAAATGGAAGAGTTCGCGCAGGCCGTAAAATTGATTGATGAAAAAGAAATAGACATCGAATTAGTCGTTTTTTCTGAAAATTCTCTGGAGGTTATCATCAAATATCTTGATGGTCGTCAATCGGATGTGATGCTCGATTTCCTAATGGAAAGGCCGGCTGAAAAAATGGCAATTGCCAAGGACGAAAAGAAGTAAATTCTATAAAAAACCACATATGACCACAAGTAAGTACTCATACATCAGACTGGAGCCCTCCGATAACGGGGGCGCCATTCTTTCTTACGATGAAAAACAGGAAGACGCCAAAGGTCCTTATGACAGTTGCGGATCTATTTCTCGTAAAGAAGTTTACACCAAAGAAAATATTGGTGAAGGCATTAAGAAATTGTTTTCGTTGGTTGCAATCACGGTTGAAATCCACGAGAAGGGTGAAGATGATGGGGAGGTGGTTAAAATTTCTATTAAGTCGTGAGACTGTCACCTCGAATAAGGGAGCTTTGGGATAATCTTGTCAACTCTTTAACGACTGACAAGCCGGGCTTTTCGTCAAGAAAATTAACCGCTTTCGTTGTAATTTTTTGTGTTATTGCCATTCATTTTGTGTGGTTAAAAAGAGCAATGATGACGGATAATTTTATGTATTTGGAATCTATCCTCATCGCAGATTACGCGTTTGTTTCCGCACTGCTCGGGATGACAACATATCAAACGATAAAGAAAAAAGAAAACCCACCATCCGCATCAGATGAAGCTAAGTAAATCGGTTTTGTGGGGAGTCATCTTTGTTTTGTCATTGACGATTGTTTTGTTGCTTACAAAAAAGCCGGTTGAAAAAATAACCTTTGTTTCCGACAAGGGGAGTGTGGAAGCAATAAAGTTTTTACAATCCCAGAACCGGAAGAAAGATTCTACCATTACGCTGATGTCGGATTCGTTAAAAATATCTCGTAAAAAAGAAGACAGCCTGGTGAAAAAAAATACAGAAATTTCAAAACGTTATGATAAAAAATATCGGGATATTACTCATGCTACTCTTCGCGGTAAAGATTCCATCCTCCGCGCAAATCTTCCTAACCTATAAAGGAGATACTCTTTCGTGTTATACGGATAAGGAAATGGACATGATCACCAAAAAGGTGGTACTCTCAAATGAATTACAGGAACGTTTAAGAATTGCCAACGAAAGGTTGTCCGAGTGCAATGATCGGGAAGCTTATCTTCAAGCGCAGATTGCGCAATACGAAGAGATCCGGACGAATATGGACCAGATACTTGTTCAGAAGGATGTAATGATTGAAAACCGTGATGAGGTTATTGTCGATAAGGATAAGGATATCCAAAAGCTCGCACGTGAGGTAAAGAAACAGAAGACGCTAAAAATTATAGGAACGTCCATTTTCGCGGCCGCCACCGCATATTTTATTATCCATTGATCAAATGTGCTGCACCGGAAATAATGCCGTTATAAACAAGGAAAAGCAGGTAGCTGTGCTGAATAGCCAACCCCAAAAATCTTCCGGGGCCGCAATTAAAATCAATACGAAGAAGAAAAATAATTCTATAAAGCCGGGCGGCTTTGGTTTGACGGTGGGTTAATAAGGCAAGAAATCCATCTTATCGTCCGGATCATTCTCTTTTTCCTGTTCCTGTTTTGCTGTTGCCATTTTGCTGGCCTTATACATTTTCATGGCCGATTCCTGTTCGGATCTCTTCGCAATTGTAATCTTCAATACTTTTTCACCCCTCTTTTTATCAAAAAATATCCACCCATGAACAAGGTATTCATTACCATCCTCATCGATATGTTTCGAAATCCCTATTAGATCAGGGTGGTTAAAATTTTTTTTCCGGTGGTTGGGATACATGGTGAATTTAATATAGTTCACCATTTTATCGAAAATGCTTTTATCACCCTCCATAGAATTCTTTTTTTAAGTGTAGGACAAATGATAACACCTGGCTTTTTGTATATTTCCATACAATCCTGTGATCAATGTATTTTTGATTCAATTGGTAGGAAAGGATTTTATATTTCAAAATGCTCTCTTCGGTTTCGGCTCCCTTTGTGTCAAAATATATTTTCAGGCCACCAGGTAGAGTTATTAAAAAATCCACATAAAGACTGATCCGTTTTCTCGTAACGCCTTCCCAATTCACATGGGATGGTTGTATTTCATATTTGTGCTGAAATTCAAAATCGAATCCAAGTTTTGTAAGCATTTCAAAACCGTACTGCTCCAGCTTAGAGTCAAATTTCTCCCCATATTTTTCGGTTTTTTTGTTGGCGTATTTGCTACCCGCCTTTTTTTTGGATGCGCTCCATCCGCCTCTGGCCGGAATGGTAATGGTAGTGGCCACTTCTTCCGTATTATTGCTTTTCATTTTTTTGGCTTATTTTTTATTGGAAGTAACCTCGGTTTGGCTACCCGAGGCAAGACGGGTGATGAACTTTTGACAAAAGACAGGTCGGGTATGGCCTCATTCAATCGCTCCTGGAAGGATCTCTGGTCCTGAAAAAGAGAGAACCCTTCTGATTCGATATCGGAAGGGTTGAATGTTTTTTCTTTTTCCGCTTCTGTGGTTTCCGTTAAATAGCCTGTAAATATATTGGGAAGTAATTTCTTTTGAAGGTTCTCATATTCATGCATGGGAAGCATTGCTACCTGTTCACTGGTGTTTTTATAAAAAAACGTAATGTAATCGACAATCTTGAACAATGGAATTCCATACATGGCCGATACTTTCTCCATGGAGAATTGTTCCCGGATGCACCGCTGAACAATCTTTTTTTTATCATACGAGCTTAATGGTTCATAATTCATTGTCGATCCCTCCGTTCTTTTTTCATGTAATGATAATCCCATTGTCTGTTTATCCAAATTATTATGGCTCCTACGGTCCAGAAAGACGCGTATGCCCCAAAGATAAAAAGCCACGGAACAATTTCATACAGATTCATAAAAATGATTTAAGACCATTAGAAGCCGCGAGAATCCCCTCAGCCCTTTGATCTAATGAGTTTACTTGGTCAAGAATATCCTGTTTGTCCCATGAAATAAAATAACCCTTGGAATTCGCCATGATGGGGGCTATTCCTTTTCTCCTGATAAAACTCACCAGCTTACGTAACCGAACACCCGTCACTTTCTTTTTTAAACCAAATATTTCGATTTTTTCGTTAAGGGATTTGATGATTGCAGGTTCCTTAATCGGGTTTTGCTTGGTGTACTTTTCCATTCCGCTTACCAGGAGGGGTACCAACTTCCTTTCATCGGGGGAAAGTTCTTCGGTCAGTTTTTCGAATCCCGTGATCATAAAGGGAAATATTTATATTCGGCACCATCGAGAAAACTACCAGATTCTTTTTTTCCTAATTTATATACTTCAGAAACATCCCCCATACATTCACCGTTTTTGATTGAAGTACATTTTGAACCAAGTGAACATATTAATCGGGATATTTTGTTTTTATTAACTGTTGGCCCCCATTCGCCCCATTGTTTGAAGAAGAAAGGTATAGCCGCTTCTGCGCACTGATTACGTAATTCGCGTGCCCATTCGGGATGCATCGGTCTTGAGTTTGGTCCCGATTCACCGCCTACAATTACCCAATTGATTATTTTATCTTTTAATGGGCTAAATCTTGTTTCATAACCCTCTCCGTGATGATACATTTCTTTTATTAAATTCAAATTACCAAGAAGAGGCTCGCAGGAAATAAATTTAATTTTTGCAGGGATAAGAGCTAAATATGGAATGCGGATATTTGCTTGTTCTTCATTTTCTACACTGGTTCCTATCCAAACATTTTCCGGCCATTTTTGTAGCCATTCGGAGGGCACAAGTTTAGATATATTTTCTGGGCGTTTTGTTAGAAGTTGCCAAATTAGGTTTGGAGTATTTATTATTTCGTGAAACAATCTAACCCTGAATCCGAATACGTCATTATTATCTTCGAAAATATCAGCCATACTGGCACAGAAAACTTTCTTTATAACGCCTAATTTTTCGGCTTCCAGATTCCATTTAGCTGGTTGTTTCCAATACGTATCACTCATGGGTTTACGTTTGGATTTCGGTCCCCAATGCGGATCAACATGATTGTACCGGTTATCCAATGATTCCGCATAACAATTTTTGCAACCATCAGAAACTTTCATGCAACCCCACCAAGGATTAAATGTATGGTCCGTCCATTCTATTTTTGAGTTTTCCATAATTAATCTTTGATATGATTAACCACCCCATTCGCATCTGGAGTACCCCATTTTCGCTTCAGGTTAATCTGATGCTTTTCATCGATACAGTTACAAATATCTTCGTAACTCATTCCGTCACTCGCAGCAGCTCCGAATAAAAGTAAAAAGCAATCCGCGAATTCCAAACGTCTATCGGGAGCGCTTTCTTTCAAATCATTAATTAATTCAATCAACTCTTCTGCCAGATGGCTCATTTTGCTCATCGGGGTTGCCTTACCAAATGTTTCCTGTTGCCATTTAGTAACTGTTTCAAATTGTTCTTTATTCATGGTGTATGGTTAAAATAAATTAGTTTGTAATTTCGGTTTTTTGATTTTCTCTTTTTTATTCATGTCAAAATACCATATTCCCATTTCTCCCTTACAAGGAATAGGGCTATCGAATTTCTCAATGTTTTTTAAAAACAGTCCGTATCTATTTGTCGTTTCAATTAATGCGTTTTTGTTTTCATAATTATCTCCACAAAGCCAACCACAGGCACCAATATAAACACTTCCTAAAATAAAACCATTTACCATTTCATCAGGGTTTTCCAACAGCTGCTCTTTGGTTAAATACGGATTGTTTATTGCTGTTTCATCGGTAGTCATCCCTGCATGAATAAGAATGGTTTTTCCAACTAATGATGAAAACCTATTATGCGTTCTGGTTTCAATTGTTTTCCATTCACGCATTATCCATGTTGCCCAAGGCTGATACAATGTAATTACGGGGTAAATTTCTGCTTTCATTGTTATGGTTTAAAATCTGTTTTGAAAATTTCTTTTTCACCCAATAGAACCGTGCGCCTGTTAATGAATGGCCTGCCGTCACTATGGTGTGTTAGGACTGCCCGATATTTTCTATATTTCAGGTCAGGTAAATCGGTAATTTTCGCAACGCAAAGCCTGCCGGAGACAATGGTCTTGATGGTTTCGTCTATGGTGAATTTATTCCCCATCGTTTAGGAATAAAAAATTCTCCAAACTTTCAATATCTTTAAATAACACCTCACGTGGCGTACCCCCATTAAATGGGCCTATAACACCCGCTTGTTCCAATTGGTCGGTTAATCGTCCGGCTCTGTTGTAACCCAATTTCAATTGTCTTTGTAAAAACGATGGAGATCCGTTTTGGTTTTCAACTACAGTTTTTGCAGCCTCACAAAACAAATCATCCAAATCGTCAATGTCTTTTAATTTTATCATATTGGTCTTAATTTAAAATTATCGATTGCGGATTTAATTTCTTCCCACGTTTTAAAAAATGGTTGGTTGCCGGTTCCTTCTTCTACCATCCAATAGGCTATTGCTTCCCACTTTTTGTTTACGAATACTGTGACGATGGATATTTTTCTGTTACCGGCCAGGAACTTTTGGTCTGGTGAGAATCCTGTTCCACCCGGCTTGTCCCATTTGTCCTCAGCCCATAACTGACCTTCGTGGAGTGTATGGTCTGGGATTAGACCTTCGTAACGCATATTGGTGAGGGTTAGAAACATTTTGTTTGATCTTTATTTCCAGAATATTTTTTTCTATTGAAATCAGAATTAGTTTTATCTACATGACATTCTTTACATTTCCATTCATAGTTGGATAACCAGCACCCACCCCCACCATGTTTGACCGGTATAATGTGATCCAATTCAAGAAATGAAATATTAGAACATTTGATACATTTTTTGTTGCCGTGATACCATGTAATATATTTTTTACCAACTTCATAATAATTATTGATAATTGATAGAACATTTGATGCAAAATCATTACATTCATTATTAAACCATTTCCGTTGCCAAATTCTTTCTTCTCCTTCTTTTGATCCTTGTGGTTTTTCTCCGCACCCACAGGCACAAATACCTTCCAATTTTGGGAACATTTGTTCCATCTGTATGGATTGATGACGCTTATTTGGGTCAATTAGGTGACTGATCCGGCTATATAATTCGGTAGGATCAAAAAACATAACTCTTTCGATGACCTGAATTTTCTTGTCATCCTTTTTTTTACGATGCCATTCCAAATCCAATTCTTTTCTAACTAATGGTTGCCGACAGGAGGCCGGTTGTATTTCAAATAATTTATTATTCATAAATCAAAATGTAAACGATTTAAAAATGGTTTCCTTGTCCCACCCTCTTTTCAATTCCAGAATACAAACCTGTACACGACTTCCGGGAAATGTTTTGCGCGGAAGAGCCGTAATGGATTTAAGCCCAAATTGCTTCAACATAGATAACCTCTTATCCGAATTCGTAACGGTACTCCAAGGCATAAGCGCAATAATATTGTCGGACATTTTCATGCACTCAGTCAAGAAATACACCCCGATAGGTATTTTGGGGTCAAGATCCGAAGGTGCATTTCTCGTGTATGCAGATTTTTTTGAGAAGGGAGGATTCATTACAATACACTCATACATTTTTGACTGATCCCTTAAAAAAAAATCATATTCATCATGGACCGTAAACCCAAGTTTACACCCCTCCTCCGAAATATTATGTAATCCAGGAGTAGGTTCGTAAAAAGAGCCCACGTAATCGGGGATCATTTTTACCATATGAATAGCTACTATGGAGGGTGTTTGGAAGTTTACATCTATTATCATATTAAAAAGGTATATCATTTGTTGCATCGAAATCTTTATTCGGTTTCATTCCGCCCGACCCGCCTTCATTGCTTTGTGGCGGCATGGTCTGTGGAATTGTAAAGGCTGCCAGATTGGAAAACGTAACCGTTCGTCCGTTAAACGCAACCTTCGCGTTATCGATGGCCCCGTTCCGATGTTTGGCTATAATAATCTTCGCTACTCCCAAAAGGCTTTGGCCTGTTTCGTCCTCCGTGATGCCATAATATTCTGGACGGTAAAGGAACTGTACGAGATCCGCATCCTGTTCAATTGAGTTGTGTACAATTATTCCGTTTGCCGTAAAATTATGCACTTCTGGCACCTCAATATCATAAACAAACTCTATTCCACAATTTTCAATTGATTTTATAGGTACGTAACATAAAGTTTTATTTTTATTAAAAGATGCTTTTGTCCATCCGGAAGATATGTTTTTCATTTTTTCCCATCCTTTTAACATGATGTCATTTTTTCTTTTATTCCAAAAACCAATATTCGATACATAATTATCGATACTTGATTTTCCAGAAACAGTTAGGTTAAACCATTTTTTATCCGCTGTATTTTTATGTTCAGATATTCTGGAATAAATTCCTATTTTACTGAACAATATTTGAATACCATTTATTAATTCTCTGCTTGAAGAAGAGTAGCTTATTGTGAGGCTTTTTCTTCCTATTTGTTCACGATAATAAGCCGTCCCATCCCCACTAAATAAAGATTTTAAAAACAAGCATGTTTGCTTGTGAGAAGCAAAAAACAATTGATCTGGAACAAATTTGTCTTTCGCCCTTTTGTCCCACAAGCCATGTTTTTTAATTAAATCACCTAAAGGAGATGTTTTTCCATGAGTTAAATGGAATGATGGTTTAAAATATACTGTTCTACTGCTTGATTTTGGGCGAATAGTATCTTTAAATGATGGGCGTAAATTGCCAACCGCATTAAGTGCATGTTTCATAACTATTTTAGACAAATCATCATCAAGAATATTACAAGTATATCTTATTGGTTGTCTTGATATGGCAGATCCGTTTGCAATAAAATGGCCTAAAATACATACTTCTGAATCCATTAATGCGGAGTCATGGGTTTGTCCATAATTGAATGGAATGGCTATCTTGTCACCCACCCCTAAGTTTTCTAATTGGGTCCATCCTTTTTCTTCAGAAAGGAATTTGTGGTTTCCTGTTGCCTTTATTTCCATTCCATTGATGAGTGTTATCTTAAAAACCTCTCTCTCTCCGGTTAACCATGCTTTAGTTGCTCTCATAGACTTGTTTTTAGTGTAATCCGTTGCAAGTATATGAAATCTTTTTCGGTGTACCAAATCTTTAATACGAACACGTCTTTTGTCGCTGGTTACGTGTATGATAGTGTCACCACTTAAACAACCAGAATCCCTTAAATCGGAGAGCATTGGCTCTTTAGTTCCCCCCCTTGTTTCCACAGATCTGGAAAGTTGAGATAATGCTATTACTGGTACATCAAACTCTTTAGCAATTGCTTTGAGTCCACCGGAAATTTTACCCACCTCCTCGTTTCGGTTGCCCCCCGTGAATCCTTTTACGGTATGGAGCTGTAAATAATCCGTTAGTATCAAATCGATCTGATATTTGGTTTTGTATTGCTTTACCCGTAATCTCATGTCCTGGATGGCCAGTGCCGGTGTGTCGTCAATAATAACATTCCAATTCTTGGCCATGTTTTGAAACGCAGAATATTGATCCATCTCCAAATTATTCAATCCCTCCTTCATTAATTTGTCCAAAGGTATGCCTGTTTCGATGGACGCTAAACGGTAATATAGTTGCTGCCTGCTCATCTCAAGAGAGAAGAATACCACTCCAAAGCCCATTTTAAGGGCTGTGACGGCATATTTCAACGCAAGGGACGTCTTACCCATCCCCGGCCGTGCCGCAAGGATTATGAGGTCGGTTTTCTGCCAGCCCCCCGTAATAATGTCGAGTAACGTAAGTCCCGAAGGTATGCCGCTGATTCCTTTGGACGAAAGAAGTTTCTCGTTTCTTTCCCGTAACGATTTGTCCAGATCGACCAACCCAATTGGCATATTGATGGACCTGAAGTTGATCAGATTGTCAAGGGACCGCTGTGTATCTGAATGGATATCGAAAACATCTTCCCCCTCGTCATAACCCTTTATGATCATATCATTACCTAATCGGATTACTTCTCTTTTCATGAAGCACTGATATATCAGGGCCGTATGTTCCTCGATGTTGGCCGATGATACTACCCGATTTGTCAGGGTGGCTATGTAAAAAGGCCCACCCACCGAATCCAATTCTCCTTTCTTTCTCAATTGAGCTGTAGCGGTAATGATATCGACTTTTTTCTTTTGATCAACCAACTCGGTGATGGCGGAATAAATTTTCTGATGCTCATTTTTGTAAAAACAATCAGGTGAAAGCATGTTGATCACAAAATCACACGATTCTATATCCAACAACATGGCGCCCAGAACACATTCTTCTGCCTCGATGAATTGGGGAGGCAGCTTACCGCCTATCGTTCCATCAAATAGGCTGATTTTATTTTTCCTTACCGAATCCATTGGCATCTGATTGAATTGGATTTGTCGTTACTTGTTTTTTATCCTTATCGAAAAAATTACCACCATAAATGGATGGGGTTGGGTTCTGTGCTATTTTTGGCGTAAAGGCACCGATCTTGTTTTTATCATTAAACCAATTGGTACGGACCTTCTGCTTCCAAATTACCACCGGTGTTCCTTGGCTATCCCGCCACTGCCCCGTAACTTCATCCTTCCCCTGCTCATAATGGTTAAAGGCCCTAACAGCCGCATCCTCCGAATACCCATTGTCCTTGAAAAATATCTTCACTTCTTCCAAGGTTGGGGGCTGTACTACCTTCTTCTCCTTTTTTCGTGGTAACGAATGGGCCTTCTGGATTGACTCGATAACGACCGCATACAGGGAGGGGTGGGATTTTTTGAATTCCTCAATTTGCCATTGCACCATTCGGGGGGTGGCAATATTATCTAATAATTTGTGGGCTTGTTCTTCTGTCATAGTTTTTTTTATTAATCTGTACATCCTCCAGAATCGCACATTGTAAAATCATCTATACCTGTGAAAATATTATCGAATTTCATTTCGAAAATATCATCGTAAGTTGTTCGATCATCTTGCCAAGTATTAAAATTACCTTTCTTTTCTTGTAAGGAAAACCACTCCATTATTTCTGGGCGATCAACGTAATTCAATTTTATTATTTCTTTTGGCTTGTGATGACAACCCATACAATTAGAATTTTGAGGGAAAATAAATTCTGGATGATTTTCTTGCCAATATTTTTGAATTTGGTAATGAAAAGTTTTACCCAACGGAAATTGCTTTATTGAATATTCAATGTCCGATCTATTTTGTCTTTTATGTCCAAAATTATTACATGATATTGGGTAGTCTTTAATTATAGAAACAGGATTTTTACTCATTCTTTTTAATCGAGAAAATTCATCCAATCTGATTCCTATATTCATTTTCGTGTGTCCGAATCTAAAATAAACATATTCAAAAATTGGCAATATTTTCATTTGGGTGGTACAAAATCTTCTCGCCCATGTTGGTAAACATCCTGCTTCATCAATTACCTTATCGAAAGATTTACCTCTAACCCAAATTATTTCCTTTCCCAATAATTGTTCCAATTGCATCATAACTTTTAAAGTTAAATCACTCTCGGCTGACGCAATAAAATTACCATTCAATTTGTCTTGCGCATATTTTAAAATAGATTTATCTTTAGGTTCAGCCTTAGGATAATCAATGCAAACACAAGCAAATATATTTACATCCGATGGATAATGAATCCCCATATAACTACTGCTTTTACCTCCAGAAAGTGAGTTTACTATCATAGTTATTTGCAATTATCACATTCTACAGACACCACACATCCCCCGCAGCAAACACTCATTGTTGGGGCATCGCACCGAACTCTATCTACTTTCCTCGTATTACCACAATCCACACAGTGTCCCAAACTTAACAGACGAATATTAAGGTAAGACAATATCTTATTGTTGACCGACCAATCGGGTGTTATGTGGTGGGCATAGATCAAGAGGGGGAGGGGATTATATTTTTTTATCATAACTTCACCCCCGCCCTGATCACTCCTTTGGCTCGGTTGTACATTTCTCCCATCGTGAGAGCGATGTCGGTTGCGTCACTGGCTCCCACTGTTTCATAGAAGTTGAATGGAGTACCACCCGATTCACACCATACCCATACGCAAGTTCCTTGTGGCTCAAGGCGTGTTACCTTGCAACCGTAATTGCGGGCCGCTTTAAAGATGTTGACAATTGTTGCTTCAGGCTGTTCCATTTGGTTTGTTTTTTAAATAAAATTCTTCAATCATTTTCGCAACTTTAATTGTATTCCAATACACATTCTTCAGTCTTGTTTCCGATATATCAACCGGAATGATCAATGGTTTTTCAACCCTCACATAAAGTTCTTCCCCCTTAAACGGGTTGCCGCCTCTACGAATGAAACATACCTGCCCCACTTTGGGAGTAATGCAATATTGCTGACGTAATCCGAGAGTATAAAAACATAGCTGAACATAATCACGTTCGCTGTATTGGTGTTCCTTATCCTTGCCGCCAGTTTTATAATCCATTATTGTATTGAACCCCGCATCCACCGTATCGATGAATCCTTTGAGATAAAACCCATGTTCGTCATATCGTAATTTTATCTCCTTCTCGAAATGATCAAGGCGCGGTACCTTTTTGAGAACCGTTTGCTCGAAAGGCGCAAAGCCATCATAATTATTTGTTTCAATGGCCTTACCTACCTTCAAGCCGAATTCCGTAAAAGCATTACCCAAGAATGGTTCGCCCAAAATGTATTGCTTATAATACGCGTTCTGATCCTTCAAAAATAACTTTATTTGAGAGTCACTCAAATAACTTTCACCATTCTCATCTTTGCGGGGAAGATTCATAAATCTAATTTTAAATTTTCACCCGGCATCGGTAAAATAATATGTAACTCATCGGCACAATAGATAATTATTTGATCGATAAATTTCATCATTTCAGATTTGGATAGTTCGCTTGTTCCTTTGATTCTCTTAAACACTTCGCCCGTCTTTTCATTTACTTCTTCTTCTAATAAATATTTGAAACAAAAAATATCATGCACCCTATCCTTATCCATCCCGATTTCATCTCCGATGATGGTGAACAAAACCCACATAAATTTATTTTGTTGGTTAGTCCGATCCTTTTTAAGGACGTGAGAAAAATTTTCACCCTTATGGAGGGCAAGGAAGGCCCGAATGGAACCTCCCCATGTTTTAATTTCTCCGTCCTCGTTCATCCGTATGCCACCACGGAACTGCTGCATCATACTCCGCCCTTAATTGTTATGGCAATGGATTCTTTGTCGTATGTACATTCGGCCATAGGTATTTCCTCTCCGTTTTCGTCCGCAATAATGAGGGAATTGTTTTTATACCGGTTCTTAGCCGCATCCTCGATGGTCTTTTTCTTTTTCTCAAACTCATTCCATTGTGGAATATGTTTAAAAGAAAATCGCGCTGCACCTTCTTTCACCTGTACTTCCGCCCCGAATGCCTGAAAAGATTTTTCACCATAAGTTTTGGCTTCTTTCATCGCATTCTCCCCTATCTGTTTGGAGGCTGCTTCCAGAACCTTATTGATCTTTTTAAGTTCGATGTATGCTTTTAGCGCGTCAGTATTTCCTTCTTCCACCTCGGTTACGAGAGCTGATAGTTCGTCAATTATTTGATCTGATTTCATATTAAAGTGTTTGTTTAGGTTACATGGTTTAAAATACTATATATCAATTAGTTATCAAAAAGGAAGATCATCAACTTCTCCAGCGGCCATATTATTTGCCCCGAAGTTATCCAATGGATTGGCGGTCGTTACCGGTGGTTGTACTTGGGCTGTTGCAGGTGGTTGTTGAACCTGTGATGCTGCTACTGGAGCTGCCACAGGAGGCGGTGTCGATGCCGGAGCTATCGCTTCAGATGGATGTGGTTTGTGAGCCAGAACCATTGTTTTATCGTAAATAAATTCAGTGGCCTTCCAACAATCCATAATCTTGATTTTCGGATCTCCTTGTGCTTTGGTACAAACGGAAGCGAAGATCGATTGAATCGAAATCAATCGGTTTTGCTCAGGGCTTTTTGCGAATCCTCCCTTACCCCCCTTATTAAATGCTCCACCACCTCCGGAACCTGCCGATGCAACGGGGCGGATGATGTAATTTTTGTACTGGCCATTCTCCTTAATCTCGATGGTGAATGTCGCTTCCTTGCCCGCCTCAAACTCGGTACATTTAGGGTTTAAGCTGTTAAAACTCCATGTTTCTGATGATCCATCAAAAAGGATTTCATGCACGTAGAATGTTTTGTCTTTCCCGAAGGTGCGGGTGTTTTCTTTGACCATTAAGATCTTTGCTGTTTTTTGCTCTGCCATTTTACTTGAATTTTAAGTTTTCTTTGATTATACTTACAAGGTAGCGCTCATCCGATACGCCCCCAAGGTTTTTTGTTTGGGCCTTCAGCCAGTCGTGCGTATTATCATACATCACTATAATGGTTTGTGGGCCATCGATTATGCCGGGATAAATGCTTTTAGGCTCCCTCGGCAGAATAAGCTCCTTAGAAATAAAATTAAGAATAGTCTCATCCTTTCCTCGGCTTTTCCGCTTCTTCACTATACCGGTAATCTTCAGGTTCAGATCAAGAGGAATACGGATCCTCCTAACGATAAAATTATTTTCATTGCTGTTGCTCATCTGATACTTCTTCCTCTCCAAAATTATCAAATTTACCATTCACCAGATCCGCATGAATGTTGTCGGCTTCCTGGAACTTTTCCCAAGCCTTTTCGGTTATTTCCTGTTCCTCCTGGGGGCCGAACAGTTGCTCCGACTTATGGAAGAAATCTTCCATTTGCTGTCTTCTCATGATGAGTGCCTCACAAATAAATTTGAAGGTCTTCTCATCGAGTTTTAAAAAATTTGCTGCCATAGATTTTAGATTTCTTTTCTTGTAATAAACATTATGATTGTTATTGTGATTGCAATTGCGGGAATCACTACCGCTGCCACATACAATAGCATTATGAATGGAGTAATCAGATAAGCTTCGGTCCACACTGCATCTGCAGGGCAATTATCACCTATAAATTTACACCAGAATAAATAAATGAAAACAGCAATAAGTATCGCTGCCGATATAAGAATTTTTTTCATGGAATAAGTTATTAATTAAGGTGAGACAAATGT